CCCAGGTCCAATCGGACCCGGATCTGGCTCTTTCTACGGAGGTCATTCCTTCGCCTTGCATCCTGAGACATTACAGGTTACAAAGTTTAGGGTCCTACAAAGGACTCAAATGGCGTATCCGGTTACCGAATTACCTCGGAAAACTGTGCGGATCCCGGCAACGGGGCTCGCAAATAGGTTTTCTGATTATATAATTCGGCGCGATCAATCCAAGCCTTACAACTTGAATCTCGCATACTCAGCTTATCATCTTTTCCGATATTCTGGGCTGCGTTCCGCAGCTTCGAATTACGACTCGCAGTTCAACGTGTGGTGGCTACAAGCCAACTCAGGTGACGTCTATGAGGGAACTCATTTGGCTTACCTGAATGCCGCACGTATACGAGCTGTCAATAAGTTCAATGCCAGCAAAGGCGCGCAAGCGTCTGCCGGTATTGCTCTTGTTGAGGCGCGTGAGTCCATGAAGATGATTACTCATCGAGTGACACAGCTTGCAAAAGCTGCTAACTCTTTGAGAAAATTCCGCTTTTACGATGCAGCAAAAGCGCTGGACCTTGTTAAAGACAAGCGTCCTAAGAAGGCACTCCTTAAGGGTAAAAAGCTGAGGTGGACTAAACATCCTCTCTCAGGCAAATATTATCCTAGGCCAGTGAAGACTAGCAAAGGACGGCGAGGCGCTCACGCGTTTAGCAATAATTGGCTGGAATACTCCTTCGGTTGGGCACCATTGGTGTCGGATGTGATTACAGGTCTTGAAGTTCTTGACGAACCTCTCAAGTACGACCATCCCTTGAGGGAGGTCGGCGGATATGATACGCCCCTTACCAGGGCCTATACGAGCGCCGGTATTAAATATAGCTGTACAGCTAATATGAAGTATCGATGCCTTATTTCCGCTGTGGTTACGGTAGAGAATCCTAATCAGGATCTCATGAGACGCATGGGGTTGGTTAACCTCGCGTCGGTAGCTTGGGATGCGATTCCTTTCAGCTTTGTTGTTGGATGGTTCGTAAATGTGGATTCCTACCTAAGGCAATTCACTGAGTACTATGGTGTAAAGGTCGAATCGGCCTATTACACTGAGTACGTCTCTGGCACTTCTTCCTATCTTCGCGCCATCGGAACGCCTTCACAGACGTCCGGGTCGATGGGAGCATTCTCAGTTAGAAGAACCGTCGGATCATTACCTTCGGTCAAACTGGGTCTTAAACCAGCCTATCATATGCACTGGGGTCGCGCAATTACACAGAGCTCATTGCTCGTGAAATTGTTCACCTCTGGCCGTGCTCTCCCTGTGGGAGTACGTGGTAGGATATAGGGCGTTCTTGCTCTCCCATAAATTAGCTGTGAAGCCGGTTATGGGGCGACTATTTTTTGGGTCTAGTCAACCTGTTTTGTTCCTCCTTAGGAGTTTTCATGCCTGCAAATTTTGCAAACATCACCGTCAAGAAAAATGACGGCACGACCGACGTTCTATATACCGCGGAAAGCCCCGCTGCCGGTGACGGCAGTGACGCGCTGTGGCGAAATAAGACCGTGGGAAACGCAGTTGAACATCATCCAGAGCTCCGACTCAAGTCCAAGGACCGAGTCGGTAGCCGTCAGATGGTCGCCAACTACCATTACCCACAGATCGCCACCAACACGACTACCACGCTTACCAGCGTCGTTAACAAGTCGAAGATGCGCGTGGAAATTGACCTTGCAAAAGGCATGCCCCAAGCGGATCTCGACGAGTTCGTCTCCCAGGGTACGAACCTTGTAGTAAGCGCGATCATTCGCGCTTGCCTCAAGGCCGGCACCTCAGCGTCCTAAAACGCGGAAGGAGAGTAGTTATGTCTCATATGACAGACGTCAATGAGGTAGCCCTGAGTCTTATGACCGGGCTAGCGTGTCCTCGTAGCTTAACAGTAGCAATACTGATTCGTTACGAAGAATGGGTCCAACTTTCAGAGTTGAAGACCGCTCCGCACGAGTATTGCCATGCTGAGGATTACTGGGCTGCTACTGTAGCCACTGACTTTTTGAGGAAACTTAAAGAGTTGCCAACAGGAATCGATACATCAGCGGTCGCCCAACAGAAATGGTGGGGGACTGAACAGCAATGCTTCGAGACCAATCGACGCTTGGATCCTTTCTTAGATTGTGATCTGACTCTAGGGCCAGAATGCGACGAGACGGGACGCCTTTCGGAATTCCTCCGAAATGTGCGCAAAGAAATCCTTGACGTTATTGGAACCTCGCCCCCAGACATCTCCCTCGAGGGGAAGTTTGGGCCTGGTGCGACGCTATCGAACGCAAGTCGTGAAGCCACTGTGGCTCATAAAATGACTTCGTGTCCAACTTTGACTCGTAATGCGTGGCCATGGCTGTTCCCTTGGACGGGGACAGTATGGGCACAGGCCTCTGCCGAATTACGACACGAGCCAGTCTTCGTTGAAGGAAATCATTACTTCACCGTGCTAAAAGATGCAACAACCGATCGATCATGTGCGAAGGAAGCGGCTATAAACGCCTACTACCAACGCGCTGTCGGTCTTGAGTTGGCCCGTCTCCTAAAAGAGACGGGTATAGATCTTAGCGCCGGGCAGGATGTCCACAAGCAAGTTGCTTGCTCTGCTTCCAAAAGCGGAGAATTCTGTACGATTGACTTATCGAATGCCTCTGATACCGTTGCAACAACCTTAGTCAAGTTGTTGCTCCCCCCTAAGTGGTATGAGCTTTTGAGCTCGCTTAGGTCCACTAAGACCCGTATTAACGGGCGGTGGGTACTACTGGAAAAATTCAGTAGTATGGGGAACGGGTTCACTTTCGAGCTTGAAACCTTGATCTTCCTATGCATCGCGCGAGCGATGTCACGGAAAGAAGCGCTCTCCTACATGACTGTGGAGGTGCCTCTCAATTTGCCTATCCTTTCAGATGGCAAATCCGGTCACGTCCCACAAAAGCGAAAAACTTTTGAAAGACGTGTTCCGAGGATCTTGGTGTTTGGGGATGACATCATTGTCCCCCAGACGATCGTTAGTGAAGTTTTATCAGCGCTCCGTTGGTGTGGTTTTTCTCCTAATAAGAGGAAGACTTTCGTTGATGGAGTGTTCCGCGAATCATGTGGCGGGGATTACTTCGATGGGGTGGCCGTCCGGCCACATAACCTTGAAAGTGTCCCCTGTGAACCGCATGAATGGATCTCTCTGGCTAATGCTATTCGTCGTTTGGTGGGCTTCGGCCCTCGGCACGATGATCGTTGGCGTCGTCTTAGGCCTGCTTGGTTCTGTTGTCTTGGGTTTATCCCTAAAAACATCAGAAATTTGCGTGGCCCTGCCCTCTTGGGCGACTTGGTTATTCACGACCACTCCCTAGCATGGGAGAACGAGAGAAATCTTCGCGTAAGAAACAGTATACGGTACATCAAATGCTATCGTCCCGCCAGATTCGACACCTGGCGTTGGAACGCATTCCCTGATGTAAGCACGTATGCTGCGGCACTATACCTTGCCGGTAAAGAACAAAGCGGAAGTCTTAACTTCTCGCGAGCCCGTGAGGGCTTTCCCCCAAGGGATAATGTTCTCGGCTACAAGGTAGGTTGGGTACCCTTCTCGTGAGAGATTAGGGTATGTCAGTTTTTAGGCTGACACGTTGACCCTCTGGGTCGCTAGACCGTGAGGTTTAGAATGGAGACTGGGGGACTTCCCCGGTTATAAATGGTTGCAAAGC